AGTAACGCCCCTACACTACATAACATAACACTACATAAAAAAGAGAGTAAAAAAGGATCTCGCATTAGTGAAGATTGGAAGCCAAACGAAGCCAACAAAGAGTACGCAATAAGCAAAGGATTCCACAACGGACAAATTCAAACGCTTGCAGACAAATTCTTAAACTATTGGCTTGGCGCAACAGGTAAGAACGCCATAAAATTAGACTGGGATGCTACATGGCGAAACAAGGTGATAAATGAAGCTGAACGGCTCGCACCGAAACAAGATGAAATTGGGGATAGAATACGATGAACAATTACATAGGCCAAAAGGCCGCAGCAGAGCTATACGAAGAATTACTTGTTGATGACGATGCTTTTCTTGAAAGCCTAAAAGCTGACGCAGAGAAAGCAGGGCAGGGTATCAAGACTGACATTCGTTTGCATAGTGTAGACAATGACAGCAACCACAGCCCGTTTGATTTATACATACCAAAATACGCTATAACAGCGGTGGTAGCGCGAACAGGCGGTGGCAAGACTACGATGATGACAAACCTTGCTACACGAATGACAATGGCGGGTGCGACAGGATTGTACGTTACTTTGGAAGAGCCAGCTTTTGCTATTACATCAAAAATGCTTGCGGCCCATTCTACATACAAAAACCAAAAATACACAGGACAAGCTATAACTACCGCCGCCGCTATTAAGACTATCGCTGGGAAAGATAACCACCAAGACGTAAACAGCTTTAAATCGGACGTTTTACGTCGATGCCGCCCGATTGACGCAAATAAGTTGTTTGATAAAGAACACATTGCCAGCGCAACTTTATTATACCAGCCTCAATACATTGCTGACATTTTGGATTATGTTAAAGGCGATGGGAAGCCACTAGATTTTGTTATTATTGATTTTGGGCAGTTAATGGAAGTGGCTGGCGCAGAAAATTCTAATTCATACCAGCGCATCAAAGCAGTGATGATGGCATTGAAAAATTTAGCGGGTACGGGCATTGCTGTTATCATTGGCGGTCAGATGAAACGAGAAACGGCAGCTAAATGGATATTTGATTGGGAGCCAGAAGACATACGCGATGGCTCAGACTTGGAACAGGCTTGCAGCATGATTATAGCCGTTGGCAGGGATCAAAAACAAAAGGATATTGACCAGCGCGATGTAATACGCTTGCTCAAGAACAGGAACGGGCGCAAGCGTGTAGGCGGTATGCTGACAATAGACTTTGAGCATAACTACATCCCCACACTGACAGAGCAACCCACGGAAAAGGCACTTTAGGTATGATAAAACATCAAAAAAACAGTGAGCGAACCCAACGCAAAAATACGGTAGGGTCGTATGAAAAAGCTATTGGCGCGATAATCGCAGGGCATAAAAACGAAGTAACGAGCATCTTGGACTATGCCGCTGGTCATGGGCTTGGCACAGAGATGCTTTTAGAATTAGATTACGAAGCAAAATCCTACGAGCCTATGCCAATAAACTGGGCATCGTCTAAGCCAGTAGACTACACACAATCAGACCAAGTGTCAGGCGATTTCGACGCAGTAATATGCCTCAACACTCTGAACGTTCTTGAAAGAGATATAAGGGACGAAGTGCTTCGGCATATCTACAGCGTGTTGTCTCCCGGTGGGGCTGCGGTGTTGGGTGTTAGGTCAATAGCGGACGTTATGACCGCAAAAAATATGGAAGCTGGGCCAGAGATAGGCAGCGCGTGGATTAACGATGTTTACCAAAAAGGCTTTACACAAAAGGAAATGAGCAAATGGATTTTGGAAATCCTGCCTGATGCTACAGTAACAAAGTGCAACGTCTGCAAGGTTGGCGTTTTGGTGGTGAAGCCATGAGGCGTGTTAGTTGGTTTTCATGTGGTGCTGCCAGCGCGGTTGCAACTGCACTATCAAAGCCTGATGTTATAGCATACTGCGAGACAGGATCAGAGCATGAAGATAATAAACGCTTCATGGCTGATTGTCAGAAGTGGTTCAGTCAGGAGATTGAAATACTCAGCAACCCAAAGTTCAAGGACACATGGGAAGTATGGGAGAAGCGTAAATACATCAGTGGAATTGCGGGCGCTCCCTGCACAGGCGAGTTGAAGGTTAAGCCAAGATTGGCGTTTGAGCGCCCTGACGACATCCACATCTTCGGATACACGGCAGACAGCGCAGACATAAAACGAGCAGAAGCAATGGGAGAACACTGGCCCGAATTGAAGACAGAGTTCCCGTTGATTGAGCGCGGCCTTAATAAACAGGCTTGCTTGGCAATGGTAGCTGATGCCGGAATTGCTCCGCCAATCACGTATGCAATGGGGTTCCCGAATGCTAACTGCAAGGTTTGCTGTAAGGCTACAAGCCCAGCTTATTGGGCGTTAGTGCGTCAGGAATACCCAGAAGACTTTGCCCGCATGACTGAGCTTTCACGGCGGCTTGGTGCTAGGTTGGCAAGGGTCGAAGGTGAGCGGGTGTTCATTGATGAAGTGCCAATGGATCAGCCAACGGTAAAACCGCTTGCGCCAGAGTGTGATTTCCTTTGCGCGATAGCAGAACAGGACATGATGAAATGAACTTACCTGATGACTACATACTGATACGCGCTGACGAAATAGCAAAAGACACGGTCAGAACCGCTTACAATCTAGCGTGTGAAATTGATAGATTTGACGATAAAGAAAGCGTTGATAAGATGTTTCAGCGAGTGCAAATGTTTATTGCTAATTTGCAAAACGAATTAATGGCTATTGAATTGTCAGGTTTATCAAACTCTCACACGATTGAGGGTGCAACAAAGGCGCAATTTGCTGGAGCGGCATTGGATGAAACACGAAAAGTAATGCAGCATTTTAAAGAAGTTTATTTGCCTTATACTAAAAAACAATGGGCTAAACTAGACAATTAAAATAAATTAGGTTAATTTAAATATATTACCTCTCCCTGACTACCCCCCGATCTTTTTCCCCGATTGGATTGGGGGGGCTTTTAAAAACATAGAAGGCTATTTAGTTGAAAATTAAACAAACGCCAATCAATGAGTTAATACCATACGCTTCAAACTCAAGAACACACAGCGACGAACAAGTTGCACAAATAGCCGCCAGCATAAAAGAATTTGGTTTTAATAACCCTGTATTGCTAGACAAAGAAAATGGTATTATCGCAGGGCATGGAAGAGTATTAGCCGCCCGTAAGTTAGGGCTTAAAGAAGTACCCACGATTGAGCTATCACATTTGACTGATACCCAGCGCAAAGCATACGTTATTGCAGACAATAAGCTGGCATTGAATGCAGGATGGGATATGGAATTGCTATCGCTTGAAATGGGCGACTTACGTGATGAAGGTTTTGATTTGTCATTGATAGGGTTTAACGATGACGAATTGGCTAATATGTTTGTAGACAAGACAGAAGGGCTGACCGATCCCGACGAAGTGCCTGATATACCAGACAACCCCGTAACCGTTGAAGGTGACGTTTGGTTGATGGGTAAGCATCGGCTTATGTGTGGGGACTCGACCAGTATTGATGCTGTTGATAAACTTGTGGACAATGAACCTGTTGATATGTGGTTGACCGACCCCCCTTATAATGTGGACTATGAGGGTAAAACAAAAGACGCTCTTAAAATCCAGAACGATAGTATGACGGACGACACGTTTAGACAGTTCCTTTGTGATGCTTATAGCGCGGCTGACTCTGTTATGAAACATGGCGCTGTGTTCTATATATGGCATGCAGACTCCGAAGGGTATAACTTTCGCGGGGCAGCGCACGACATAGAATGGGAAGTGCGCCAGTGCCTAATATGGAAGAAGCAGACTATGGTGATGGGGCGGCAGGACTACCATTGGAAGCATGAGCCTTGCCTGTATGGGTGGAAGGGCGGTTCAGCGCACCTGTGGGCCACAGACCGCAAACAAACGACTATCCTTGAGTTTGATAGACCGTCAAGGAGCAAAGAACACCCAACGATGAAGCCTGTCGCTCTGTTTGAATACCAGATGCTCAACAACACCAAGGGCGAGGACATTGTTCTGGATAGCTTTGGCGGTTCAGGTACAACACTTATTGCAGCGGAGATGAACGGGCGCAGGGCTAGGGTGATGGAGTTTGACCCAAAATACTGCGACGTTATCATAAAACGCTGGCAAGATTTTACGGGCAATCAGGCAAAACTAGAGGGTAGCGGGCAGATATTCCCCACTATAAAAGCTGATGCCGCCTAAAACACCAAAAAGAGTAACAAGACCAACATTTAAACCAACGGATGATGAACGTAGGTTAGTCGAACAAATGTGTGCTGTAGGCATACCCCAAGAATCAATATGCTTAGTTGTTCGTGATGGCATTGATGACAAAACATTGCGAAAGCATTTCCGCAGGGAGCTAGACACAGCAAAGATCAAAGCAAATGCCAAAATAGGCGGCACGTTGTTTAACAAGGCTGTAAACGGAGATACAACGGCAGCTATATTTTGGGCTAAAACGCAAATGGGCTGGAAAGAAACAAACGTGAGCGAACACACAGGAAACGTAAGCATGATTGAGAGAGTTATTGTCGATACTCCAGATACCAACAGCTAAAGTATTCAAACCGTTATTAAAGCCAAGCCGCTACCGTTGCGCTCACGGGGGCCGTGGTAGTGGGAAGTCGCACTTCTTTGCTGGTTTAATGGTTGAAGAATTGTTGCGTTATCCAAATAAAAGATTTGTTTGTGTTCGTGAAATACAAAAATCTTTGAAAGAAAGCGCATATCGTTTAATCGTTGATAAAATTAATCACTATGGGTTATCTAATCAATTTCGTGTTTTAAATGATCGTATTGAAACAGCACAGGGTGGTTTGATTTCATTTATTGGTATGCAAGATCATACAAGCGAGTCTATAAAAAGTTTAGAGGGATATTCAGCGTGGGTTGAAGAAGCGCAAACCATGACAACCAAATCATTAGAAATGTTAAGGCCAACTATTCGTGTTGATGGGTCTGAAATATGGTTTAGCTGGAACCCACGTTTGTCATCTGATCCTGTAGATAAATTTTTACGAGGTGAAAGCGTTCCACCAAATACCACAGTTGTTCAAGCAAATTATGCAGACAACCCTTGGTTTCCTAAAGAGTTAGAAGGTGAGCGTGAGTTCGATAAAGAACACCGCCCAGACCGATATGGTCATGTTTGGCTAGGAGAATATGAACCACAAGCTGTTGGCGCTATTTGGACAATGCGCGATATAAACGATACGAGAGTGCAAGAACAGCCTAACGATTTAAAGAGAATAGTTATTGGTGTTGACCCTGCAATCTCAAGCAAAGAAAACGCAGATGAACACGGCATTATCGCTTGCGGAGTTGCAGACACTGGTCATGGATATGTTTTAGAAGATGCCAGCACAAAAGGAACGCCAGAAAAATGGGGACGCAGAGCAATCGCTCTATATGATTATTACCAAGCAGACGCTATAGTTATTGAAAAAAATCAAGGCGGCGAAATGTGCAAACACGTTATTGACAGCATCCGCCCCGGCATCCCTGTTATTTTAGTCCATGCGTCAAGAGGCAAACACGTTAGAGCCGAACCTATTAGTGCATTGTATGCGTTAGGCAGAGTACACCACGTAAAAAACAGCCCAGAACTTGAAGCTCAAATGTGCCAAGTTACTGCGCAAGGATATGAGGGCCAAGGTTCACCTGATCGTGTTGACGCATTAGTGTGGGCAATGACAGAATTATTTCCAGATATTAAAGGCCGACAAAATGTATCTAATAGACAATTTGTTGCGGAAATGGATTACGATGTTACCAGTTATGAAACCAACAATTATCATGGGCGGCAAACTGTAGCCTTATGAAATTAATGGTAATTAATAATGATTAGAAAAATGGTAATTAGTGACATACCTTTAATGATTTCATTAGGTGCAGAAATGCATCAAGAAAGCCGATATTCTAATTTAGATTTTGATCCAAATCGGTTATGGTCATTGGGCGAACAAATAATAAAAACTCCTGACAATTACCTTGCGGCAGTTTATGAAAAAAATAATAAAATTGTTGGTTTTTGCGTTGGGTATGTTGCACCGCATTTCTTTGGTAATGATTTAACAAGCGGTGATTTTGCAATTTACGTATTGCCAGAACATCGTAAAGGCATGGTTGGCGTTAAATTAATAAAAGCATATGATGAATGGTGTGCGGCAAAAGGCGTTAAAGAACCAATGCTTGGAGTCTCTGCTGGCATTACACCTGAACGCATTGGCAAACTGTATAACCGTATGGGCTACACTGAAATGTATACAATTTACAAAAAACCAGAGAAAACAAGTTGAAATTTTTTAATTAATAGACAGAAGCCTTCTTAAATGTTATTGATTGTCAATCTTTTAAATCTGTTTAACAAG